AAATAAAACTTGCCTATTGGTAAAAGTTTTCGTATAATTAGGTTATAAAAATAAGTTATGAAAGACAACACTTTATTGGTTGAAAAATACCGTCCTACTGTTTTACAAGATTATGTAGGAAATGAACAAGTCAAAGAGACAATCCAAAAATATCTTGACCAAAACGATATCCAAAACTTTATATTCTATGGACCTGCTGGAACAGGTAAAACAACACTAGCTAAACTTATAGTTAAAAATCTAGATTGCGACTACCTTTACATCAACGCAAGTGATGAAAACGGAATTGACACAATCAGAGATAAAGTAAAGGGATTTGCTTCTGCTGCCTCTTGGAATGGTATAAAAGTGGTTATTTTAGATGAAGCAGATTTTATCACTATAAACGGACAAGCAGCACTTAGAAATGTAATTGAAACATTTTCCCGTTCAACTCGCTTTATATTAACGTGTAATTTTGTTGAAAGAATAATTGATCCAATACAATCACGTTGCCAAGTACTTAAAATTGTTCCACCATCAAAATCTATTATTGCAAAACATTTAGCAGATATAATGGGGAAAGAAAGTATTTCACATGATATTAAAGAGGTAGCTACTATAGTAAATAAAAACTATCCTGATGTTAGAAAAATGCTGAATACAATTCAACTATCTAATCAAGATGGTAAACTTAAAATAGATGAATCAATTTTAGCTTCAAACAACTATGCTAAAGAGGTACTAAGAGAGCTTACTAAAACAAAAAATTGGATAAAAATAAGACAAATTATAGCAGATAGTGGTGTAAAAGACTTTGAAGAGTTATACCGTTTATTATTTGAGCATGTCTCAATTTACGCTAAAGATAAGGAAGGATCAATAACAATAATTTTAAATGACCATCTCCATCAATCAAACTTCCGGATTGATAAAGAGATTAATATAATGTCGGCAATAGCCAAAATAATAGAAACAATTAAATAAATACAAAATGCAAAACACAGCACCCCCACAACAACCAAACATTGACCTAACAAATACTACAGCAGTAGAGGGATTCGATGGATGTAAACTATTTGGACAAGCGGTAGTAATCCGTAGAGTATCTAAATTCGTAACAGGAACAGATGAAGATATGCTTATGCCTATCCCTGTATTCTATGATCTAGAATCAAAGAAAATTCTAAAAGATTCTATTCCACCTGAAATTAGAGACGAATATAAAGACATTTCTATTGAAGAGTAATCTAAAAAACCCAAGACCAGGCAGAAAGCAGATAAAAAACATATGGGGGTGGTTAAACGAAATTACCCTCTATAAAACACCTGCTGACTGTTTTACTGATGAATCATGGGATTGTTTTAACTCCTATATGATTCATCGGTTTGTGTCTATGAATGTAGATTACGTTGAGTTGACTAATTGTGCTCAAACTATACCTTATGATAATAAACAACAAACATACAATATTTATAGAGAAATGATTCCAAAAAAGAAAGTTTTCTTAAAATATTTAAAAAGTAAGAAAAAAGCCCCCAACCAACAACTTGTAGAACATCTAAGTGAATACTTCCAATGCGGTAAATTTACAGCTGCTAGATATCTGGAAGTAATGAAGAAAAAAGAAAAATTAACTATACTCCAAAATATGGGTATTGATGAAAAAGAATCTAAAAAATTATTAAAAAGTGGGTAATAAACTAAAATTAGGAGATAAAGTAAAATGTTCATTTTTGGGTGAAAAATACACTGGGAAAATAATAGAAGTAAAATCTTCAAAAACTTACAACATTGAATTGTTAGATAAAAGCCATTTAGGTACAATCCTTCCTAGTGTGAGTTGGTTTGAAAAACCAAAAAAGAAAAAAGATACTTTACCTTGGTACATACACGAAAAAATTAAGTAAAATGAACAATAAAGAAATACCTCAAGGTTGGTGGTTACATATAAGCCCCTTAGCTAGAATCAACCCAGAAGAATGGATTGTAGGTGTTTTAAGAAAAGGTAAAGCGTCTTGGATAACAGAAAAATGTGAAGATGGATTTGAAACCTCACAAGACGCATACAATTGGGGAATACAATGGATAAAAGAATATGAAGAAAAAAAGAAAAATTGATAAAACAGACTCGATAGTTGATTCAGTAATTGATCAATTTGTTGAAAGAGCTAAATTTGGTAAAGAAAAATACAACACAGATTTAGATAGAACTGATTTAAGTCTTTTAGATTGGATAGAACATGCTAAACAAGAGCATATGGATGCTATACTTTATCTTGAAAAAATTGAAAGAACAATAAAAGGTTAATATTTATAATAAAATAAAACAAATAAAATGTCAAAAGAATTAAATCGAATGCAAAAACTAGCAGGAGTACCTGCTAAAAAAGAAACAGAATCTTTAAACGAACACCAAATTGGTGGAATCGTTGGAGTTGGAGCAATTAACCAAATCCCACCTCGTGAAAAATCTGATTATGAAATGGCTTTTGAGCATTTTATGACTGAAGGAGAAGACCCAGATGAAATCACAGGAACAAATATAGATGATATTGAAATTTCCTCTCCACCTGATTTTGGAGATGATGAAATAACAGGAACTTCACTTGAAGAAGAAGATGACACAATGGAAGAAGCAGTAGGAATTGATGATAGTGCAGAAGTTATAAGATTGATTGACAAATTCGATAATGATGAAGATTTAGGAATGGCAATTAGAAACAAATTCACTAAATGAGAAACCCAAGAGACATAGCTAAACTAGACGCTCCTTTACTTATTCGCCTACTTGAATTTGCTAGAGAAGATGCCCAATCAGATGAGGAACTTCACAGAGTAGCAAGCAACATACTTGATTTAAGTAGTGTTGGAGAAACATTAGGAATGATAGATTATGAAGCTATAATGGGTGGTGAAGAGCAATTAGCTGAAAGAAAAATGTTAATGGTGAGAGCCGGAATAATAAAATAAAATATGGGCAACTTTAATTATCTAAAATACTTATACAATAATCCTCTTTTAAACGAAGATAAAGCAAACCTACCACCATTAAAAAAAGGTGAGGTAAATGTTGTTGACTTTATTTTAGGAGGTGATGATGTTAATGAAGCTAATTTTGATAAAATTAGAGACAAATTTAACAAAGCATTAAAGAAAGGAGCTATGACATTTGGTGTTTTAGCTGCAGTACTAGGCTCCCCAGAGATGGCTCAAGCACAAAAAACCCAACTTAAAAACGATGTTACTAATAGTACTTGGTTTTTGGACAGCCAACAAGATTTTAAGAATCAGGAAAGGGTGTATAGTGGATTGATGGGCAAGTATGTAGATAATGATATGTTTGACCAAGATGTATATAACAAAGGAAAAGAGGATAGGAATTATAACCCTGTTTCCCTTGAAAAATGGGTTAACAATCTAGGACAAGACAGTACTGTGTATAAGCAATATCAAGACTCTAAATTCAATCCCTCTACTGATGGAGGTAGTTACACATATAGTAACCCAACCGTATCTAAAACAGTTGTTAACAAAGATGTTAAACCATGGGCTGGTAAAGATTGGGCACAATTAACTAAAAAAGGTCATATTGGTGATTACTTATGGTCAAAAGATAAAACAAAATCAATTACTCCTGAAGTTCATAAAGAGTTAAAGAAATTGGATAAAGGTAAGAAATTTAATCATAAAGATTGGAAATCATCACAAGCTAAAAAATATAAAGATGCTGGAATGAGTGCTTCTGATTTTCAAAATGTAGATTTAGATAATATTCAGTCACCTAGTTAATAAACTAAACTCTTATATAAAATTATATTAAGCTTGGCCTAGCCAGGCTTTTTTTGTATTTTGGTAATATGCCAAAGAAAAAGAAACCCTCTATCCTAAAAGAGATTAGAGAGAAGCAGTTACCCGAAATAAATTTTGCCTACCAAAAGGCAATTTCCTATTCTCAGTTATCTATGTTTAATGAATGTCCTAAAAAATGGTCACTACAATATAGAGAAGGCCATAAACAGTTTACCTCAAGTATTCATACGGTATTTGGAACAGCTTTACATGAAGTTCTACAACACTACCTTACAGTAATATATGAAAAAAGCTTTACTGAAGCAGATAAAATAAACACTTCTGAAATGCTAGAGGAAACTCTTAGAGAGGAATATGCCAAACAATACAAAGCAAACAATAAACAACACTTCTCATCTCCAGAAGAACTAAGAGAGTTTTATGAAGATGGAGTTGAAATAATTAGAGAATTTGCTAAACGTAAAAAGAAATATTTTTCAAAACGTGGTTGGCATTTAGTTGGATGTGAAGTACCTGTTAAAGTGACACCTCATAAGTATAAACCTAACTTATTATTACAGGGTTATTTAGATGTTGTAATGTATCATGAACCTACTCAAACATTTAAGATAATAGATATTAAAACAAGTAAATCTGGGTGGAATAAAACAATGAAATCAGATGAAAACAAACAGTTACAGTTAGTGTTGTATAAAAAATACTTTGCTGAATTATATGATATTCCTGTTGAAAAAATTGAGGTTGAGTTTTTTATCGTTAAACGTAAACTATATGAAAGTAAAGAATTTGTAATTCGAAGAATTCAAACATATACCCCCCCTTCTGGTAAAGTAAAAATGAATAAAGTTCAAAAAACTCTCAACACTTTTATAAATGAAGCATTTGGGGAAGATGGATATTTAGATAAAGACCACCAACCAACTCCACATAAAAATTGCCATTGGTGTCCATTTAACAAAACCCATTTATGTTCTGCGACTTTCTAAAATACTCATATATGTATATCCATAAACATAAAAAAATATTAATATGTCAAAAGATCAACAATTAACTAGTGTAAAGATAGATAAAACTCTATTTGAAACATTTAAAGTAGAATGCATTAAAAGAAAATTCTCAT